GATGGTCGAAGTACTTGTTGGTGTTGGCGTAGCAATTACAGCTACGGTATCGATCACGAATTCACAATTAGGTGTTTCTGTACTAGTAGGTGTAATGGTACTAGTTGGTGTTTCTGTACTAGTTGAAGTTGGCGTTGAAGTAATTGTTGATGTCGGTGTAGGCGTCGCAATTACAGCCACTGTATCGATTACGAAATCACAATTTGGTGTGTAAGTTGAAGTAGGCGTTTCTGTGCTAGTAGGTGTTTCTGTACTAGTTGGTGTTTCTGTGCTAGTTGGTGTTTCTGTAATTGTTGAAGTGCTTGTTGGTGTTGGTGTAGCAATTACAGCCACAGTATCAATAACGAAATCACAATTAAGTGTTTCTGTTGAAGTTGGTGTCGATGTTATTGTCGATGTTGGTGTCGGTGTTGCTATTACGGCTACCACATCAATAACGAAATCACAATTAAGTGTTTCTGTTGAAGTTGGTGTTGTTGTAATAGTAGGTGTTGGTGTAGGTGTCGCAATTACTGCTACTACATCAATAACAAAATCGCAACTAGGCGTTTCTGTTGATGTTGGTGTTATTGTTACACTAGGTGTTGGCGTAGCAATTACAGCTACGGTATCAATCACGAAATCACAATTAGATGTAATTGTAGATGTTGGTGTTGATGTGCTTGTTGGTGTTGGTGTTGCAATTACTGCCACCGTATCAATTACAAAATCACAACTAGTTGTTTGTGTTGGTGTTGCTGTACTAGTACTAGTTGGTGTCGGCGTTTCAGTCAACGTCGAAGTGCTACTTGGTGTTGGTGTACTAGTTGGTGTTCCCGTTGGTGTCGATGTAATTGTTGGTGTTCCCGTGCTAGTTGGTGTGTTTGTAGGTGTGTTAGTTGGTGATGGTGTTACCACTGGATAATAATCTCCACACACAACTGCAGGGGTAATTGAACCACACTCAGTTGTATAATTTCTAATAGGATCTTCAATCGCAGTATCACAACACACATCATCAATATAATATTGACTTAAATTAGTGTTAAGTCTATTAAATTTAGTATATGTATGTTGAGCCAATACTTGAACATTATCGTTACCGTTAAATAAAATTAAATTCTCTGGTTGTGTGCCAGTAACATTAATATTATAATAAAGATTGTTCTCACAGTAATTTAAATTAACAGCAACAACTTCTAATAATTCACCCTTTTCTGTAATTAAAAAATCACCAGTATCATAATAATCTGATGGATAATAACAACATGGTTCTTCTTGTGTTTCCGGTTTTAATTGTAGAAACTCAGGAGATCTAGAATCAAAGAAATATCCATCTACTTTTGATACCCTATATGTGGCCTCATCAATTTCTTTGTTTGTATAGACACGTAATTTTGTTGTAGGTAAAACATCGATAACTACTTGCTGACCATTTGCAGTCATACCAGTTATTTCACTCTTTTTTACCGAACCTAAACAATCAATATCGTTAATTGTATGTGTTGAATAGTCATATGAAAAAGAATAATCGTTATTTTCACTAGCATATTCAAACATGCTTGATGAAAGTACGGTACATGGTAGATAACTTGCACTTAATATAACATTCCCATTAACCAAATCTTTGGCATCTTTTCTAACAAGAGTTCCAGCTGCTAAATAGCTAGTAATATTTGCCGGTGTTGTAGATGAATTAATTGTAGCACCACTCACAACAATTACTTTAGTATTGTGTTTTAAACCGTAATTGTATGTGTTTCTATATTGTACTTTTGGTACTAATGTATAACCAGTATTAACTACCAAAGGTAAATCCGGAATTTCGGATGGATACTCTACATATCTTAATGCCAATCCTTCAATTTTTACTTTTTTATCACAGTTTGCTGCGTCAGTAAAAATTAAATCAATAACCTCATCTTCTCTTACTTTAGTTAATTTAAACTTACAATTTTCTCCAACAATTTGGAAGAAACTTGTGTCTGTATATGTTGGGTGATAACCTGTACTAATATTATTACCTGGTGTGCAATTTCTTTGAACATAAACACCCCATCCGCTATCGTTACCAGATTGAACTGTTACACCAGTTACACTGACAATAATATCAGTAGATACTTTGCAAGTTGGGTAACCAGAATAAACATCACAAGAAGCATCAAATGATAAATCTAAATGACATTTAGGTTCAGTATATTTGTAATCAACATCAAAATAGAAATCTAAATTATCTTTTACCAAACATTCACCAGATGAGTTTGTGTGGGCGATAAACTTAACTTTTTCAATACCATCACTATCTGTGAAAAATTCATGTGATATTAATTGTGTATAACCACTAGTAATTGCTGTAGTTGGAACATAACTTGGTGCATTAAATGCGCTATATTGTACTTCTGTTTGATTAATTTGGTTAACCAATGAAGTTATTGCACTTTTCCAAGCAGCTTTAATTGTTGTTAAATTTAAATTGATCCAATTTTTATATTCACATATAAGTGGAATCTTTGTTGATGAAGATGTTAGTATAGTACAACTTTCATTTGCAGTGAAGCCACCACCAAATAAAGTACTACCAGTTAAAATAACTTGCGTTGTTCCACTATAATCAACACCATCAATATCAATATGTAAACTAAATGTTACACCGCTAAATTCTATTAATCCTCTTAAATTATCTGGATCACCAACTATTGTCTCAATATCTTCTTCAATAATTGTTTCAAACTCAGGGTATAGGTTTTCAACTATTTCTAATGGTTTACATGGTTTTCTATATGAAAACTTAGGTCTACCAAAAATATTATTTTCTATTAAATTTCCACCCATCCATAAGGTTGTTGATGGAATAATTTGTTCTAAAACATTAGACCAATATGGGCTCATCTGATTAACGAAATCAGATGTTGAAATCATATCATATGTTGTATATCCAGAAGCTGTTAATTGATTTAAATAATCTTGATATACATCTTCTAATGTGATATAATTTTTCTTATATTTTATTAAGTTTGAATTAGTAATTTGATTAGAAAAAGTATTTTGTAGGTATTCAGCAAATGTAAAACCAGTTTGTGGTTCAAGACTATTTGTACCAAAAGTAACTTCTAATTCTCTGGATTTTCTCCAAATATCATAGTTGATTGCATTGGTAGCAGAAACAAATACGTTTATATTTTTTCTATTAAGAGTTAAATTAGATAAATTTTCATCTTCTAATATTTGCCCTTGTACGTTATCAATTTCACTTTTAATTGTGAAACCATAATCTAATCCAGGTAATGTTCTATAAACATCAAAATAATCCTCACCATATGAATATGGTTTAGATTTTGTTAATAATGTTTTTGTTCTACCCGTTAAAACTGAACTTTCAGTGTCTAACATATCAGACGATCTATGATCTAATGATACATTTGACCAACCAGAACCCATTTGGAAAAATATATTTTCCTGATTAGTTGTTGGTGATTTTGGTAATAAAGAAATGTCATTTACAGGGTAATCAGTTAACTGTCTGTTTGTTGTTAAACCAGTTAAGGATGATAATGTGTATGTATATGTGCCACTATTAAATGTCACATTATTATTTACTTCAATATTGTTTAATGTGTTTGTGATATCATCTAAAGTTGATGGTGGCAATGCACTATTAACTTTATACACAAACTCATCAATTTTAACCATTGGTTCAGGAGCACCTATGAACTTTAAGAAAAATTCAATACTACTTCTGGTTCCCTTTGATTTATAAATGAAAGCTAAATTAACTAAAAGTCGTCTATAGAATTCTAATTCAGCATCAACTAAATTCTTACCAATAGATTGTCCATCATAGGTAACTGAAGATGCATTATAAATTTGTTCTTCTAAAGATTTTTGATCAAATAAATTGATTGTATTTAAACCAAGAGTGTTTGCTAGATTTTTAAGAAAAACATCTGGGATGTTATCTATTGCATCATAACTTACATTTCTCATATATGCAATATTGTCAATATATGATTTTACTTTATCAAAGCTTTGTCCATATAATTGAAATATTTTATCTATTTTTTGATCTTCGGTGTCAAATTCAAATAACTGAGGAGCAACTAAAAATCTTGTTACTAAGTTAGATTTATAATTGTCAATCTCTGTCGCTAAATCATTTAATCTAGTAAGATATTCATCAAACTTTAATCCTGTGATCTGTATGTTGTACCCGTCAGATGATGCTGGCCAATTTACTAATACCGAAACTAACTCTGTTTTTGTTTCATCTAGACTTGTTTTTGGTACAGTAAATCCTGCTTGATATATTGGGAATGTCTCTCTGTTTAATAATGTTTGCTCAAGATCATCTAAACCTAGATAAAACTCTTCAACAACATTATCATTAGGTCTTAAAATAAAACTATCTGAATATGTTGAACCAGTAAACGGTTTTCCGGTAACTGATAATGTAATTTGATTGAAACTATTTGGTTCAGTATAATTGCTTACAGAATATTTCTTATCATCAACAATTATAATGTATTTTTTATATGAGGAAAATAAATTTCTGATTTTATTTTCAGCATTTAATTCCTCATTTGAGGTAGGTTGTATTAAAGCAACGTCAAACGGATTAAAAAATCTACCCGTTTGAACTGTAAATGTTGTTCTATTTGTTGTTGGGTTGTAAGTAATACTTTCTGCAGTATTAGATGTAACCACCGAAAGTGCGTCTTTATCAACTAAAATTCCACCTGGGAAGTTTTTGATAATTCTAGCAATCGAAACCCTAATTCTTTCTCTTAAAGAACCAAATAAAGATTTTGATGCGTCTTTTTTATTACTATTAAATCTTACTGGTCTTTTCTTACCGTCAGACTGTACAACTGTTGTTGGTACATCTTCTTCTATCTTAAGGTTTTCAAGAGTTATAAAATCTGAAAATGGTGCAGTTTGGAATTTTTTAGAGTCTTTTTCTGGTATGGTCCTATCTATCGCAAAGTTCGTATTAGTCAATTGACTAGTACCGTCAGTAATTTGTCTTCCAACAATACTGTCGCTAAACGTTTCAAAACCACTAGCTGCTTGACTCGGAACTTTTCTTTTTGCCATTATTCAGTAATATCGTCAAAGTTTAACGTTTGGTCTATATCAGTCCTACCTTCACGAATTTCATATAACGTCTCATTAAATTCGTCTTTAACTTCATATAGGTTAAACTGTTTATAAATGTTATTAGCGCCATCATAAATGGTATAGATACCTGAAGATATCGCCTTACTTTGATTACCATAAAGAGCAAGAGCAAGTGTTGAAGCATCATGTTCAACCATTTCTACTTCAATGGTTGTTGGGTTAAAATAGCTATTTGTTAGAATAATCTTTTGTAATGGTTGACCAATAAAAGGAACCGTATTTGGTTTATTTGTTGGCGCAGAAGATGGTGTAACAGTTAAGAACATCAAATTCGTAGGTGAATCTGAATATCTGTATCTAACAGTTTTCTGTGTAGTATTTGTTAGATTTGTTGTTATTGGCTCACAATAAAAAGAAGATGTTACTATTTTGTAAAAATTAGGTACTTTCTTATTATCACTTACACTTATATATTCAACTCTATATCCTACCAATCCTTGAGGAATAAATTTTGATCTGTCTTCAGTATTAAGATTACCTAAATCTATAACAATCCCTCTAACAGATGGTAAAGACGCAAGAACACCACAATCTGTAATAGATGTTCTAATTTGTTTTGGTCTCACATGTAACGTATATACCCCAATTTCAGAGAAAGCTGAACTTTCTAGTCTTAAATTGTACATACCACCTAAAACTTCTACATTTGGTGCATTTGTATCATCCGTAGTATTTGAATTATGATATAGGGGAGATAAAATACTAGCCGAATCCAACTTTGATAACGTTGAATCGGTTGTCGCCCCTCTATCAGCAGCATAATGAAGTAGTATTTCTACATCCTCTGGTGACACATCTGCTGGTCTTATTGTTCCGTAACTTCCTACTGCCATAGTATTTTATTAATAAATATAATTTTATTGTTTTTTCACCACAAAAAAACCGTTTCCGTAGATATCTAATTCACCAATATTATCAATTTCTCCCAATCTTAAATTAAATTCTGAAACCCCCATCTTACCTCTTTCAACAAATATGTCAGAATAAACTTGTGGTTCAGAAATAAAACCTAAAAAATGTTCATTTCTGGTTAACATTTTATTAGTCACATATTCCACCGCAAAATCAGTATTTGAGTTGTAAGATGTGAATCCGGTTGTTCCATTTATGATATGATTTGGCACTTTCCCTGTTATATAAGTAACACCATCAGAACAATCATAGTAATCTAAGCCATCAACCGTATATTTTGAACAAGTTAAAGTTGTACCTGGTAATGACGTTGAAGTTACCCCACTGTATGTGTTACCCCCATATAATTTTTTCTCTATTATTCTACTTTTACCTGCCGCCACAAATGTGAGTGCTGTTGGTGTTTTTGTAGATCCTGATAATGCAACCCCGTAGTCAGTGTATGGAAATGTGAATGACAATGTTCCTAAACTAGTAGGATTACCGATCGCTAATGGTAAATTTACTGTTCTGGATAGTGTTTGTACCGTCCATGGGCTATTCATAGTAATTGAAATAGTTTTATTTCCGGGTGTTGAATATGTTTTTGTTACATTACCTAATATACTAATTGAAGAAGTTGTACTATCCCCCCAATTAATTTGAAAAGTAGCATCAACTACTCTTTTTAATGTATTTGTATTTGTTGTATTGTAAACTGTAATTGTGTTACCACTAGCTTTATAAGTAAAATTACAAAGTTGTTCTACTTGATCTACTTCCCCATCAAAGCCAACCATTATACCTAATTCATCGGCTTTTGCGTCTAATGTTATTGGTATTTCATAATCTGGGTGTGCCGCTGATTTATTTTTACCAATGTTTACCCATAAATTTCCATTCCATCTATAATAATATCCTTTATCTACCCAAGTAACAGCTTCAGGTTGTTCAACCCAAAACGTAGTTTGTGATGAAGGGATTTTATTTAAATTAGAATCAGTCAGTGATTTATAAATTTTTCCATTATAATAAATTGTATCACCCGTCTCATATGTAATATCACTATACCACTTAACATCCATTATTGTGGTTCCACTAACAGGTGCTGTTGTTGCTGACCAAGGAATTAATTCTAAATTACGATCATACCAATACTGACCAGCGTTGTATAAAACAACTGATAAGATATTTTTTTGTAATATTTCGTACTTATATTTTTTCATTTTTATAAATTAATTGCAGTTCCGTCTGCAAAATCACAATTATTTGTCTGTCCTCTTGTTATTTTATAACTATGATCACTTCTTTTAAATAAAACCTGAAAATAAAAATCATTAACATCGTCAACATTATCACTAAAATTCATCTCATAAAATTTAACGGGATTTGCTTTTGTACCCACCCTTTCTCCATTAACTAATCCAGAATTATTAATTGTTAAATCTTTATTTAAAAATCTTGTTGTAGTGCCATCTTCAGCATTAAAAAATCTAGCAGTCATATAAAATGTTAAACCACTAAAAACAGTATCATCGCCAAACCAAAACAAATACATGTTTTCGGTATTTTTATAGTTGTTACCAGTAAAAACCGGTATACTAATTCTATCTTTTAAATTAACATCAAAAACTTTTTGACCTAATGGAATTGATAAATTTTTAGCAAAAACTAATTTTTGTGTTTCTCTTTCTCTAGTTGTATAAAATTCTAACCTAAAAAAACTATTAACGCTATGTTTTAATAAATTAGCATTCTCTCTTGGACTAATCCCTATTAAATCATAATCTAACCCATTATCATAATCTCTAGGTGATTGGTTATTTAAAAAATAAAAATAATACCAAATATCACATTGAGTATCACCGGTATTAGCTGTTATTCCACTATATGGTTCATGAATATATCTTACGGTTTCATAATTTTCAACCGGATTAATAATAGATCTTAAAACATCCTCTTGATATTCCAAAAAATTTTCCTCCCAGCCTGCATTTGTTCTAAAATCAGTTTCTGGGTTAAAAATTAATGATTTATCTGTGTTGTTAAATAATATATTCATTTTAACAATTTATATCTTTGAATCCTTTAAATCCATTATTTTTATTATTGTATTCTTTTTCATTTATGAAATAAAAATTAAAATCAGTTTTAACATAATGTTGTCCATTCACAAACGGATAGTCAGTTCCATTTCCCTCGTCGTCAATAAATCCATGATCATATAAATCTCTCCACTTCCACAATTTTTCATCTGGAAAATATCTAGCATTATCTGGTAAATCTAAAATGTTGTTAGTGTTAAATGTTTCAACATATTGAGACATCTGTCTTAATTTAACTCTATAATGTGGCTGATATAATAATCCCATTTTATTATTTGCTGAAATCGTACCACCGAATGTACTACTTGGTAAATTTTGATCATGATCAAAAACCGTTAATGGGTGTACAATTTTATGTAGAGATTCTGATATTATCCTTTCTTTTATTTCAGACGGATTATATTCAACAAACGCACCAGTTAAAATAGTATCAACTGGAACTGTGGTACCAGATGTAAATGTGATACTATCTTTTGTAAATGTAGAACCACTTAAATTAGTCTCTAATGCTGTTGTTCCACTAAAATGATTATCTATCCAACCATCGTGTAAATGAAATTTATAACCAACTTTTGGTGGGTATTCAAAATAACCTGAACCGTTTTTAAATAAAACCGTAACATAGATTTCTGAAGGTGTATAGCCAAGGTTATTTGTTAACCCAGTTAAAATAAAACTATTTCTAAAATCATATATTAATGATTCTGGTCTATTCCTTTCAACAAGAACATCGTTGTTACCTGCGCTATCTTCAAATAATAATTTTTTTTCATCTTCAAAAATTGGCGACTCGAAACCGGCCTTATCTAAAATTAAATCATTTGATTTAGTTAATATTTTATGTTTATGTACATAATATGTAGAAGTGGTACCGGTAATATTTTTATCATTAATACATCTTTTAATTGTTATTAATTTAGGTATGGTAGTACCACTAAACTGTTGTTTGTTTAAATTTATAACATATTTTTCAGAATCATACTTATCATCACCTAAACTAGATACGGAATAAGTAATACCACTAATACTTGAGATTGATGATATTATAACAAATTCATCTTCACCAATTCCATGAGGTACTGGTGTTGTTAATTTATAATTTGTTGCTGATTCCTCAACTCTACAAGGTATTCCACTACCAGCACTAAATTGTATGTGTGTTACTTTATCATTATTAAATGCTGTAGACCCACTAAGAGTATATGATATGTTAAAATTAGCATCATGGGCATAAACATAACTTAAATGAAAATTCCAGTTATGATACGGCGCATTCATGTTAGTGATAACTTGATGCTTATTTCTTGGTTTTGTTGGTTGTGAAAATGTTGGTGAATATGTGCCATATGTACTTCCACTAACCGCTGGAATATTCGTATCTTCTCTGTATGTGTCACGTCTTATAAACGCAAACTCATCATATGGTAAATAACCTGTATTGTCACCACTAGCACCGTCACCAAATAAATAAAGATATTCAGCTAGATTACCGTATGGTGTTGTACCACTATACATGTTTCTGAAAATCATTTTCATTTTACCATAAATTTTGTACTTCTTGCTTTGAGCTCTTTCGTAACTAAAATGTTCTTCAAGATCTAATACAATTGAACGATCACCCTCTCTTAATAATTCCTCACTACTTTCTAACCCAATTCTAGTTGTTAAATCAGCAGATGGCGATTTATGGTACCTTAGTTCTGGTAATATGATTGTTTTCTTTTCCATTATTCAGCACTTGTAAAGGCGCCCTTATCGCCAAAATATTCTATAAATTTATCTACACCAGTTTTTCCAACTCTCAAACCAAAATAAAACATAAACGGTGTTGATAATATTTGTTTATTTCCCGTATAATAGTCTTGTGTTTTTCTGATTATAAAATCATCAGTAAAGTCCCAAGCCTGTGAATGCCACGTACCACCATTACCATATCTAGTATACATAGTACCTGTTAAAGGTTCAGTCACAGTTCCACTGGTTACATATAAATAAGTAAATCCTGGATATTCTGAATCAAAGTTAGTATGCGCGTCTACTGTTGAAATTTGATCAAATTCAATATCATTTGTTGCATTTCCTGTACTAACTGTTAAACCACTAAATGTATATGTAATCGGTAATAAAAGATATTTGTCCGATGGGTCGCTAGTTGAACCAGTTAAATTATACGCATATGTCATCCCCTGTAATGGTTGAACCTGAACATTACTATAATCCCAAGATTGTTTATCTACTTTGTTGGTTTCATATGAACCAAATCCGGTACCTTTTTTATCCCATAAATAAAATGGTACTTTTTGTGATGATTCTGTTAATCTGCCAGGTTCATTTAAACAAGCTCTAACTCTTTCACCATCATCATCAAGGTACAATGTAACAGGTAACGGACCATAATTTGCATTTCCGTTTTTGAAAACATTTGGATAAACATCCGGATCTAATACTTGGTATGAATACCCAAGATATCTAGGATTTTGTAAATCGAATTCTTCAATACCAGCTTCGTTATTAATAGAAATAAGTTGTAGAATATCACCATCTAAAATTTCATTTGTATATGTAAATCCAGTATTGTCAAAGAATTGTTCTAATTGAAAGTCGTTATTACTAACATCCATTCTATAGTTAATAGCCAACCCTAGAAGCTCGCCAAAGCTTTGAAAAGATGATGACCCTATTGATCTAGTAACTGAACAGTTTGGATCTAAAGATGGGTCCGTACATATTTCTTTTATGAATTCATCTCTAGGGCCTAAATCAACAATAGTTGTTGGCCTACCAAGTCTTTTAAATAAACCTTTAGTTTCACCCCAACTACTTTCAGAAACATATGGTGCAGATCTATAATAAAATTTTTCTTGTCCTGGAACATATCTAATAACATCACCACAATATTTTCCTTTTTTACCTTTAAATAAAAAGAAATATAATGATCCAGATAACCAGTTGTCAACAAAAGAATAATTTACAATACCACCACAAAATAATTTACCTACTCTTTTTCTTCTATAATATTCTCTTAATATTTCCCACACTCTTGTGGTTCTTTGTGCTCCCGGAACTATTGTGAATACGCCATTTTGAAACTCGGACATACCACTTCTGGTGAATTTGTCATATTGTTCACCCTCCCAAAATGGAATTAATGGTACACCACTACTATTATAATATTTTATATCATCAGACAATGTTGATCCATATGTACTAAGCCCCTCGCCGTATGCAGTTCCACTAATATTTGTTGCAACAACACTTGTTGTTCCAGCCACATAACTAGAAGGAGAAATTGTGCCCGCCCAACCATAACTAGTATATCCAGTATTAGGGTAATACCAACTAACTAAACCTTCATCATATGGGGTGTCGTATATATCACAACCTTCTTCCACCGAATCTGTTATTGGTTGATCAATTGATTCCTTATCTGTTATACTTCTTATTGTTAATGTATATGAACCAGGTTCACTAAAAAGTACACCATCATCTTGAAATTTTATGGATGTGTAACTTATTGTATTTCCACTACTATCCACTACTGCAGTTCCAGAAAATTGATTACTTAAAGAAGTATTACCATATGTTACACTACTAAGTTGATAATCGGATTGATTATTAATAAAATAAAGTATACCATCTCCACCAGATATTAAAGCAGCACCTAATGCTTCTAAATCTTCACCAGGACAATCACCAGTTGTGTCTGGTGCAAATGTTAATGAGGTTACAGATAATGTTCTACTATTTTCAAGGTAATCACCGGTAATTGTTACACTACCAACAGAGCAATAGGCACTAGAACTTCCACTATTTTGAAGTTCACTACCCAAAGTATTTTCTCCATTACATTCTTCACATTCTGGATAGTTTATCAAGTATAACCTCCTTTGTCCGTTTTCTTGAGCCCTGAATGCCGCTTTTTTTATACTTCTCGCTAATTGTCTAATAGGTCTAAAATCTGCAGCATCACCAATTGTGAACAATAAACGTACTAAAGAGTTTGTAAATGTTAATGTTAATAGATTTATTAAATGTTCAATAAATAATAATACCGAAGAAATTAATAAAGAAAATGTTCTATTTCTTTTTCCAAAATTTACTGGCGGTGTTACTATCTCACTAGAACAATCTTCTTCTTCTGGTGGTACAATTTCTTTAATACCAACATATCTGTCATTTGTAAAAAATGTGCTATTGTAATGAATATTTTGAAAAGAAGAGACTGTATATACTTTATTGTATGTTACCCTATAAAAATAATCTCTTGGGTAAAATTGACCAAAGTCATTATACAATATACCTTTGTTTTCGTCAGTTGAAACAGCGCTTGTAGGATAATCACTCCAACTAGTTGAGAAGGCATATGATTTATCTTTTTCTCCAGAATGTTCTCTAATGTTTGGAACTAAAAAGTTAGCAGTTTTTCTTACTCTTTCATTTCCACTATCATCTAAACTAAAACGAAATCTATAACACGCCGCTGTTGCTACACCTTTATTTGGATCATTGGTTATTTCATTTTCACCAAATTCATTTGTGTATATAAATTCGGAATTCATTGGAAGTGGTAAAACAAATCCACCGTCCTCTGGAATATCCTCATCGATTTCGTATGTTTCTAATATTGGTCTATTTTGTGAATCTTTTTCAGCCCTGAATCTAATTGCTTCAATCTTACCACTCTTTGTTGTTAAATCACACTTTCTACCCATTTTTCGTCTGGGTTGGCAATTTTTATTAAGTGAGTTACTTCCTTTATCGGTATACGTTCCTCCAATTAAAAATGCTTTAGGCTCTATGTTAACCCCCTGATCAGATAAATCGAAATCAGTTCTAGTTATACCAATTTGACACAAATCTAGGTTACCCCAAAAAGGATAAACATCTATTGTTCTATCAAAAGAAACAATTTGTGGTAAGGAATCTAAATCTTTTGAAGCTTTATATGAATAGGTGTTTTTAAATGAATCTACACCCATACCTTGTCTAATAAAATCGTAAGGTCTTAACGAAAAACACCCTATATCAGACAAATCAACATCAACATGTATGGTTTGTTCACCTAATGGGACCCCCCAAATCATGAAATCCCCAGAACTGTTAGTTTTTACTGTATATTTGTAATATTTTTCAAAAACCTCAAGATATTCTTCTCTAGAAAGAATGTCTGTCTGATCTGGGAATGTTCCGGTTGGTTCATGACCACCGTGTTGTTTTCTAGATGGTAATAAGTTATATCTATAACCATCTTCGTTTTTGTCTTGTGCTACTTTATATGGATATAATGATGATATAACTGGATCATTTTCATCACTTTCTTGTAACGGGATGAATATAGAAACTCTAGCATTCGGGACCCCTAATCCATTATTAACACTAATTCTACCACAAACAACACCATAGTCAGCACATAAAGAAGTATATACATCCTGTTGAGTAAATTTTAAAGATAGGATCTCTAAAAGATCATAATCTTGTTTTAACTCTACAGTTACCTTCTTATCCCCATTTAAACTGGTATTGATCCTGTGTTTTTGTATCATATTAACTATAAATAGAAACTCATCAATTTTCCTATAGAAAAAAGATAAGTAAAAAAGACGTTAATATGTAGTCGTGCCTAATGTTTTTACCCTTATTTTTTATAAGCTCTAACTTCTATCACGTTAACAACACCAGGAACGTTATTTACATCTTTCATTAACTCACCAACAAATAATGGATCACCCATTTTTCTTTTATCAATCGAAAAATACTCTGTTGTTGCTGTAATCACATCTCTAATAACTTCTCCTTGATTTTGATTTTTATCTAAAAGCAAGTCAATCTCCAATCCTAAATCGATAACCTCACCACTAACAATATCAATATAGTCGTTAATCATTCTATATTGTGAAAGATAATTCAAAATGTTTTGTTTTAATGTGTTAGATACTACACTTGTTAAATTACCGCTTTGGTCATATGAAAGTAATTTAACTCTTACTTTATTGTCTTCCTCCATTACGTTTACTTTAGCCGGCGCACCATATGTAGCTGGCATTGTTTCAATCATCGATTTGTAATCATTTAATGTTACAGCTCTGTTTTGTGCAGCAAAATTGTACGATACCATCGCTCTAAGTTCTTCTACTGTTGGTTGATCTGAACCACCAACTGCAGGTGTAATGTTTGTCACATTTAAAGATTGTGAAACTTGACTATTTGTGTTTGAATTTGGGCCTGTTATAATAAAATCAGAGTTTTCTACGTTACTAATAACACCAACCCCTACATTACTTTCTTTACCGCCGCCAATTCTATATTTTATAAACAACGTACTATCTTGTTTTGGTATTGAACCTAATGATAGATTGTTCAAATATGAAGATAAATTTACTTTTAACTTATCTGTAATGTAATTGTCCAAATTATCTAATGGGTCTACATTACCAGAACCAAAAGTCAAAAAGAAATATCCTTCTGGTGTATATTCAGTGATAAATTTATTTTGTACTGGCACATATTCACCAGCTTTAAAATTAGCCCTATCAGAAACTGAAGTGGTACTTGACACAAATACTTTATCTTGTACTAATGATTGAACTTCATACCATTTATTTGGATCGCCAATAAATTCACTGTATGCTGGATTACCAACAAATGATGTACCTTCTTTGTGAATTACTGCTGAAACACCTAAAACGTTTCTTTCTGGTAAAAATATCTTTAAGAATGGTCTTTGTTCTTGTTGTGTAATAACCTTTCTAAATATTTTTGTTACCCCATTAACAACCGCTTCTCTTTTTACTATTGTATATGAAATTAAGTTGTTATTGTTATCAGTATTAGGTAATTTAAGTCTATTAGGCTCACCTTTACTATTAAATGGGTTTGAAAAATCAATATCTTCTATTGTTTCAAAAATCTGACCTCCACCCGAAACTTGAGCACCTGCTCTTAAAATACCTTCGTATCTATCATCATCTTTATCCCCCTTAACCGGAACATTAATACTAAAATCACATAAAGCAACTGAAGGTCTTTGACCTGGAATTCTTATACCATATGTTTTTGCAATATGAAATAAAGATTGTCTTTTTTGAGCAAAATCTAACATGGTTTCTTGCCAAACCCTATCAATATGAAAATGAAGGTTATCTGAAACCGCCGCATTTAAATCTAATAATACAGAATAAATTGACGCATCATTTGTATTCTGTATAATATCTGGATAATATTCTTTGGTTAAATTTACTAGGTCTTGTCTTAACCCAGCAAAATCTCTATTAGTATATGCTATCTTTTTGCTCATATTATATGTTAATAATTACAAAGTCAGAACTAGAAAAAGTTCCATTATTTGTTGT